GTTCCTCTGCTACCCGTCGCCGCAGGTGGGCGAGGACGGCACCGTCAGCTACATGGGCGTGAACCAGTACAGCCGGAAGTGGTCGCGCATCAAGACCTACGGCGGCAAGCTGGTCGAGAACATCACGCAGGCCGCCGCGCGCGACGTGCTCACGTCGAACATGCCTGCCATCGAGGCGGCGGGCTACGACATCGTGCTGTCCGTGCACGACGAACTGCTCACCGAAGCACCGGACACCGCCGACTACTCGCACGAGCACCTGTCCGCGCTCATGGCCACAAATCCGCCGTGGGCCGCTGGTCTGCCGCTGGCGGCCGCCGGTTTCGAGGCGTACCGGTATCGCAAAGACTAGTTGCTAAACGCGTTAGCGTTTGCTAATATTTGCTTACGGTCGGCAGCAGCCGGCCAGATGACCAGACCAGGGAGGAAACCAACAATGAAAAAGCCGCTGCATCAGACCTTCAAGACCCACACCGCGCCGTACTACGGCGGCGAGAAGATGGCCCGTACCCTGGCCGAAGCGTTCGGCCCCGGCGCGAAGCTGCACGTGTCGCTGTCCACGCGCCTGCGCCGTCGCGCACCCGAGATTGTGATTGTGGCCTCGGTCGTCGCCGTCGTCATCACGCTGCTGGTGGGTCCGTGAGGGAATCCACCGTCGAGCAGCACCTCGTCAAGCGCGTGAAGGCGCTAGGCGGCGAGGTGCGCAAGGTGCAGTGGATCGGGCGCCGCGGCGCGCCGGATCGCATCGTGATGCTGCCTGAACGGCCTGGCGAAGTGTTCGTCAGCCGCCCGCCTCGATTCTACAAAGTAGGGCCACGTAGGCCCGCGGTGACGGCGTGGGTCGAGTTGAAGCGGCCCGGCGAAGTGGCCGAGCCGCACCAGGCGCGCGAGCACGAGCGCATGCGCAAGATGGGCCAGCAGGTCGTGGTCCTCGATTCCATCGAGGCCGTTGATAAATTTCTGGAAGAGGTGGCGTGATGGAAGTCGTCTACAACGTTGTGCTGTTCGCGCTCGGCGTGTACGCCGGCATGACCCTGATGGCGTGCATGGTCGCGGCCGGTCGTGCCGACCGCGAACTCGAGCAGGAAGCGGCGCCGGCCGGCGCCTGCTGCAATGGCGTGTGCAACCAGGGCCGCGACTGCCCGCTGCGTGAAGGTGCGGCATGAGCGATGAAACGATCAACGCTCGAGGCGATGCTCAAGTGGAGCCGGAAGACCATGCTGCAGCGGAAGAACAAACCGCGCCGGTCTACTGGTGCGTCGTATGCGGCCGGGCCATCGTCGGCGAAGTCCACGAATACGGCAACGTCTTCGTCCACGACAACATCCCGCACCCGGACATGATGGCGTTTGACGAAGACGCGAGTCCGCAATGACGCGTCGCAAGTTCGTGCCCCGGCCATGGCAGGGGCCGATTATCGACCACGTCATCGACGTGCCGAGGAACGGCACGTTCGCGGGCATGGGGCTGGGCAAGACCACGGCCACCATGACCGCGCTGGACTTCATGTACCTGGCCGGCGAACTGTCCGGCCCGACGCTCGTGTGCGCGCCGCTGCGCGTGGCCGCGAGCACGTGGCCGGATGAAGCCGTGAAGTGGGACCACCTGCGGCACATCGAGGTGCAGCCCATCGTCGGCGATGCGAAGGCGCGCGAGCGCGCACTGGCGAACACGAACGCGTCGGTGTTCTCGATCAATTACGAAAATCTGCCATGGCTGGCCGCGCACCTCGAGGCGACGCGCCGGCCGTGGCCGTTCGCCAAGGTGGTGGCCGACGAGTCCACGAAGTTGAAGGGCTTCCGCACCAAGCAGGGCACGGCACGCGCCAAGGTGCTGGGCCGCGTCGCGCACAAGCACGTCAAGCGCTGGTCGAACCTGACCGGCACGCCGAGCCCGAACGGGCTGCAAGACCTTTGGGGCCAGGCGTGGTTTCTTGACGGCGGCCAGCGCCTCGGGCGCAGTTTCACCGGATTCGCCGAACGGTATTTCAGGACCGGCCACAACGGTTTCGGCCTCGAGCCGCTGCCGTTCGCGCAGCAGCAGATTGAGGACGCGCTGCGGGACCTGTGCCTCACGCTCGACATCCGCGACTTCGTGGACATTCGCGAGCCCATCGTGTGCCCGGTCTACGTGGACCTGCCCGCGAAGGCGCGCCGGCTGTACGACGACATGGAGAAAAAGATGTTCGCCGTAATCGGCGAGCACGAGGTCGAGGCGTTCAGCGCGGCGGCCAGGACGATGAAGTGCCTGCAGCTCGCCAACGGCGCAGCCTACGTGGGCGAGAACAGCGAGCAGTGGGAAGAGGTACACGATGCAAAAATTCAAGCGCTTGAGGACATTGTGGAAGAAGCTGCAGGCGCGCCCGTCCTGGTGGCCTACCACTTCAAGTCAGACCTTGCTCGTCTTAGTCGGGCCTTCCCCAAAGGCCGAGCTTTGGACGCTGACCCAAAAACAATTACGAGTTGGAACGCTGGTCATATACCAGTCCTGTTCGCTCACCCCGCCAGCGCCGGCCACGGACTGAACCTGCAGGACGGCGGCAACATTTTGGTGTTCTTCGGCCACAACTGGAACTTAGAAGAGTTCCAGCAAATCATCGAGCGCATCGGGCCGACGCGCCAGCTACAGGCCGGCCACGACAGGCCGGTCTTCATCTACCACATCATCGCGCGCGACACGGTGGACGAGCTTGTCATGGCCCGGCGCGAATCGAAGCGCGAGGTGCAGGATTTGTTATTGGAAGCTATGAAACGACGGGGGGTCAAATGAAATTCGAAGCGAACACCGGGTCGCAGGCGCCGGGCGGCGAAGCCTATTGCGTGCACTGCACCTACCATCAGGATTTCCATTGGCCGTCGCTCGCGTGCCCATCGGCGGAAACAGTCGAAGCACGCGCCAAGGCGTTGCGCGACGAGGCCGCGGCAGCGCAGGGCGTGGACTTTACCACGCTGCACACCGACGTGGCCAAGCAGCTCGCGCCCAACGCGCTGGACGTGCAGCAGGGCGGCGACCATTACAAGAAGCACCGCATCCAGCCCATCGAGTACATCCACGCCAACGGCATACCGTTCGCCGAGGGTAGCGTCATCAAGTACGTGACGCGCTGGCGCGACAAGGGCGGCATCAAGGACTTGGAGAAGGCCCGTCACTTCCTGGACCTGCTCATCGAGTTGGAAACCCGTGGTAATGCACAGCCCGACTAAGTCGCTCATCGTGCGCTACCTGGCCGAGCACGGCCCGATGCGCTCGGACGAGCTGGCGGACGAGGTGGGCATCACACGCCGCAGCGTGAACCGAGCGCTGGCCGACATGGTGGGCCAGAAGCCCGCTGTGCGCCCCGTGCACATCGAGCGCTGGGACGAGGTCGAGCGCGGCCTGTATGGCGCGGTCCCCGTGCCGGTGTACGCGGCCGGCCTCGGGTCGAACCGCAAGAAGCCCAAGGCGAAAACGAAGGCGCAGTCGGCGCGCGAGCGGCGCGCACGGCTGGCCAGCACGGCCGGTATCACGGCAGCAATGGTGCGTGCATGTTCCTCACCGATGACGAACTCGTCCAGTTGACGCGGCGTACCCGCCGCGCGTCGCAGCGCCAGGTGCTGGCCGCCATGGGCATCGAGCACCGGCCCCGGCCCGACGGCTCGCTCGTCGTGCTGCGCTCGCATGTGGAAAAATTGCTTGACGGCGCGTTAGCAAATGCTAAAATACGGATCACTAACAACGAACCGGATTGGAGCAAGGTATGACCACCTACGTAATCGAGACATTCCGCTCGCTCGGCCGCGCCGGCAACCTGCGGGTGTTCCAAGGTTGCCGGGCAAAGGTATCCGACAAGCCCGTGGACTATGACGCGCGCGAAAAGTCATACACGCCGGAAGAATGGCGCGCGCTCTTGAGCGGTCCCGACGTCATGTACCGGCACAAGGACGACAGGGAATTCCGCAGCCCGAACGTTTGACACCGCCCGCGCCGAACCATGCCCCGCCCGCGCAGCGCCCACAACAAGCACCTTCCGAAAGGATGGGCGCACGAACACGGCGCCTACTTCTATTCGGTGCCGCGCGGCCTCGAATCGTTGTGGGATGGCAAGCGCCGTTTCCGGCTGGGCACCACGCTGCCGGAAGCCTACAAGGTGTGGGCCGAGCGGGTAGGGCGCAACGAGAACGCGAAGACCATCGGCCAGTTGCTCGACCGCTACGGCATGGAAGTGGTGCCGACCAAGGCGCCCAAGACGCGGACCGAGAACGCGCGGCACGTGACCAAGCTACGCGGCGCGTTCGGCAAACTGCGCCTGGATGAAATGCGCCCGCAGCTGGTCTATCAATACGTCGACCGGCGGCGGGTCAAGAAGCGCAACGAAGCGGGCAAGCTGGTGGGCGGCGTGACGGTCGCGCACCGCGAGGTCGAGGTGCTGTCGCACGCGTTCACGAAGGCCGTGGAGTGGGGCTACATCGACCGGCACCCGTTCAAAGGGGAAGTGAGGCTACAAGGTGAAAAGCCGCGAACTCGCTATGTCGAGGATTGGGAAATTGTTGAGTGCCTGGCGCTGCCCTCTGTGCGGAAGCGGGGTAGCGTCCACGCTATTCACGCCTACATGCGCATCAAGCTGCTCACCGGCCTACGCCGCAGCGACCTCTTGCGGCTGCGCGTCGTTGACTGCAAGGACGACGGTATCCATGTCCGCCCCCACAAGACCGAGAACACGACCGGCAAGTCGGTGATCTACGAGTGGACCGACGAGCTGCGCGCGGCGGTGGACGCGGCGAAGGCGGCCAGGCCGGTGCACATCAGCCCCTGGCTGTTTTGCAACCGCGACGGCGCGTGCTACGTGGACGAGGAAGAAGGCGAGGCCCACGGGTGGGACTCAATGTGGCAGCGGTTCATGGACCGCGTGCTCAAGGAAACGAAGGTCACCGAGCGCTTCACCGAGCACGACCTGCGTGCGAAGTGTGCGAGCGATGCCGAGACTTTAGAACATGCGCGGGCGCTGCTCGCGCATGCCGATAGCAGGACGACCGACCGCATTTACCGGCGGAAGGCGGAAAGGGTTCGCCCATTGAGATAAAGGATTGGATGTATGGACGAGAAGAAAAACGAGTTGCTGCCGTGCCCGTTTTGCGGCGCGCACAAGACGTACGAAACCAGCAACGGATACGACAGCTTTTACGTTGAGTGCGGGGAGTGCGGCGCAAGCGGCCCGGTGTTCGACACCGAGCCGGCGGCCGTCTCGGCGTGGGAAGACCGCAAGACCGGCCAGCCGGTTGGCTACGTCGAGGTTGAACACCTCAACCTGCTGGTGAGCGGGCCTTCGAAAGTCGGCAACTACGTCAGGTTGTACGCGGTGCCCTTCGGCGACCACAGGCCGACCACCCCGGTGTTCGCCCAGCAGCCCGCCCAGCCGTACGGCCGCGAGCGCCAGGAAATTCGCAACGCGCTGATGGACGCGCTCAACAACCTGCCGGCCGACGGCGAGTGCGCGAAGCTGGTCCGCGACACGCTGGACCGGATGGGCCGCTACGCGCCGCCGGCCACGCTGGCCTATGGCCTGTTCTTCGAAGAGAACGAGCACCGCGTCCTGCAGTACCCGGTGCGCAGCACGGCCGAGGAATGCGAGCGCGACAAGGCGCTGTACGAACCGGTGTGGCGCGGCAAGCTGCACGTGCATCGGCTCGTGGACGGTGGCGCGGTGGTCGGCCAGCAGCCCACCGGTAAAACGCTGCTCGGCCTGCCGGTGGTCATTGACGACACGGTGCCGCCGGGCACGGCCGAGTTCCGGAGCGGCCGGCGCGCGGTGCAGGTGAACGTCGAGGTGAAGCCGGATCAGGACGCCGCCGTGGCCGCCATTCAGTTCGCGCTTGAGGATGAATGCGGCGACGGCTTGCAGTTCTTGCGCTACTGGAACGAAGGCGAGTTCGACGTGATCCGGCGTAATTGGGCGGATGTGCCGGAAGCAGTTTTCATCGGCGCCGACCCGCTGTACGTGCCCAAGAAGTAGGCAATTCGCCGGATTGAATTACGCAACCCGCTGCGAATTACGCAGTGTCTCGTCCGCGCGACGAGCTAAGTGCTTGAAAAGATGGCGCGCCCGGCAGGATTCGAACCCACGACCCCCTGGTTCGTAGCCTGTCCAGCGCGTCGGCGGATTCGGCAATTCTATCAAGACCTTACCCGCGCGCAACTGCGTAATTCCGGCGCCCGTTGCGGCGCGGTAAGTACCTGATTCACAAGGCCCGGCTACGGGCCAATTACACAAGGAAAACAGAAAATGACCAAGGTGCTTACGCCGGAAGCCGAAGCTGAATATTTCCAGTTCATCGCCGAATACGGTTACGGCGGAAATTGCAGTTGCCACCTGTCACCGCCATGCAATAGTTGCCTGCACCCTGGCAACCCGTTGAATCAGGCCGAAGACGAGACTGCTTGGATGGATGACACCCCTACTTGACCGGCGGCGCCACGGCCAGCAGTTCGGTCTTCCGCCCGCTGTCGGCACTCGAGCCGAAATAGTAGTTCACCACGGCGCCCCACGCGGCGCCGAGCGCGCCCAGCATGATGAGCAACGCCTGGTTCTCGGACGACTTGAGCGTGCCGGCCAGCATGCCCACCAGCACGCCGAAGAAGCCCACCGTGATGAGCACGGCCAGCATGGCCGGCACCTGGCTGCGCGTGGCCATCTGCATGGCCCGCGCATCCTTGGTGTTCTCGACCGCCAGCGCGGCCAGCTTTTCGATGTCGGCAAACCCGAGTTCCTGCATGCGCAGCGCGAACTGCTGGTCGGCCTGTTTCAGTGCGAGCATCTGCTCGGGCGTGGCGCCGGACAGCGCGGCCTTGACGGCGGCCGAGGCAGGCAAGCTTTCCCTTGGCGTCGATCCACCGCTGGCTCGCGGCCGTCAACTCGGCCGATGGCCCGTTACTGCGGGCCCGCGCGGCCTTGACGGCGGCCTCGGTCTTGTCCGACAAGCCCAGCGCGTCGCCGATGGCCGACACGGCCATGCCGCCCAGGGGTCCGCCCAGCGCGGTGCCGATCCACGGCGCCACCGTCTTGATGATTGCCTGCCAGTCCATCACGCCCCCACGAGGATGTTGTACGCGATGCGCTTGGCCCAGCCGCGCGCGTTCGGCGGCCAGTTCTGCAGCTCGGTGAGGTAGGCCAGGCGCTTCGCGTTGAACAGCGCGATGGTCTTCCACACGTCGGCCGTGCGCACCGCGGCGATGGTCTTGGCGCCGAGGACGCCGTCGGCTTCCACACCCACGCATTCCTGCAGCCAGCGCACCGGGTAGCCGCCGTTGTACGCGGCGTCGAAGACCTGATACGCGATGCGCTCATCGAACTGGTCGCACTGGTACTTGGTCCAGTACCACGCCTTCGCTATGGCCTTGGCCGTGTCGAGCGGCAGGTCGCGCATGTCGCCCTGGTAGCCC